AATGTAGGTAGTAATGAAGGCGGGCTGCACGAATGGTATGCTAGTAAGAAAGACCATCAAGCAGCTAAAAAAATGGCATTGTCTTGGAGTCCTTGGGTTACGTTGAAATCTAAATCCGACAGGCTTGACATTAAAACAGATATAAAGGGCTTTGCAAGGCACTGTATGAGGAAAGTCGTATGATTGATCTTCGAATGCAGAAAGTTGAACATTCTAGGAAAATCGGCTCAAGATGTGAGTACATAGAGCCGAACGTAAAAGAATCTTGCTATCTGTATGACGGAGATGAACTGGTGGGGGTGTATATAGCTGATGTTAAAAAACATTACCCTAAACTAGCAAGTGTTATGTCTATAGCTAACGAAGAGTTTCTTTCAGATAGGGTTCCTAAGACCTTGCTCGAAAGAGCAGACGTAATGGCTAAAGTTAAAGCTGGAATGACTAGGGCAGAAGCTAAGAAAGCTGGCACAGTACAATACAGCACTATTATTGGTAGTATCCCTCCTAAGCCACTAATGAGAAGAGCTTACCCAAACAGAAGTAGCGTTCATGCGGTCAAGTCGGCAAAAATCTTCATTAAAGCGATGCTATTGTCTGCAAAAGAAATGTCCCTGGTAATGGGCGATCTCATGCCAAATCATCTGAAATCTCAGTTAGAGGCTGTAGCTGGTGTTGATGATAAGTGGAAGTTTGGTGATTTGTTTACGAGCAGTATCAGCAATTTCAACATTTCAGCTCCATTCCATAGAGATACGGCGAATATAAAGCAAACTCTTAACGCAATATATACGCATAGGCACAATTCTAATGGCGGTTGCCTTTATGTACCAGACTATGATGCTTGTTTTGAAATGCCTAGTGACAGCTTGCTGCTTTACCCAGCTTGGAGAAACGTACATGCAGTAACGCCTATTGAGCCTACTCATGCTGGAGGATACAGGAATAGTTTGGTGTTTTATGCTTTATCGGGATTTTTAAAGTGAAAAACGGCAACCAAGGCGATGGAGGCGGGCGACCTCCTGTAGAGCTTACTGCAGAGCAAACAATTGAATTGAAGGCTCTTGCATCTGTGCTTAACAAGTCACAGATTGCAGACTATTTTGGCATTAGCGAGAACACTTTAAGGGCAATAGAAAAACGACAGCCTGAAGTTTTTGCGGCTTATAAAAAGGGGCGCGTAAATCAAATCGTAGGAATGGGGACCAATCTCGTGCAATTAGCCAAAGCAGGTAGCGTAGCGGCTAATATTTTTTATCTGAAAACTCAAGCTGGATGGAAAGAGTCTGAGCAAGAGCCTCAAGAAATACCTCCAATTAATATTATCTTGGACGGCAATGCAGCTAACAAAGCCACAGACTGAGATATTTATTAGCGATGCAAGATTCGTTAGCGTCGTTGCGGGCAGGCGATTTGGCAAGACCTTTCTTTCTACTGGAGCCTTGCTTAGAGCGGCAGTATCAGGCAAAAACAAAAATGTTTGGTATGTCGCGCCCACCTACGGATCAGCCAAAGAAATAGCATGGCAGATGCTGATCCATACTGTGCCTCAAGAATACATATCTAAAACCAACGAAAGTTCTTTGCAATTAAGGTTAATTAACGGCTCTGTGATCAGCCTTAAAGGAGCCGAAAAGCCAAACAACTTGAGAGGACGTGCTTTGGACTTTGTTGTCCTAGATGAGTTCGCAGATATGCGCCCAGAGGCTTGGTATGAGGTTATACGCCCCAGCTTATCCGATCGCCAAGGGGGTGCTATGTTTATCGGTACGCCTAAAGGTAGAAACCACTTCTATGATCTATGGGCGCAGGGGTATAACTCTGATGACTGGGAGTCGTTCCAATATACAACACTTGAGGGTGGCAACGTACCGCAGGCAGAGATCGAGGCGGCCAGACAAGACCTAGACGAAAGAACATTTAAGCAAGAGTATGAAGCAGCCTTTGTGACCTACGCTGGCCTGATCTATTACGGGTTTAGCCGCGAAGAGTCTGTATTGGCGATTGATGACGATAGTGGTACACTCCACATTGGGATGGACTTCAACTTAGACCCCATGTCTGCCGTTATCTGTATTCGTAAAGGCGGGACGCTGATTGCCGTTGACGAGATA